TTTCTATCTGCATGTTTATATATACAGTACTTTTTTGAGAGCTATATATTTCTATATGGACTCTAGACAGCTAGACAAATGTTACACAGCTTAAAATCGGCTCGCAGACATTGACAGCTCTACATCGCGATGTAACAATGGCAATTGTTGACACGTTATGACGCCATTTACACATAAATAGACAAAGAGGATATATTATGAGCAATACCAATCAGGAATTAAAAATCACCGACATGATTCGACTAACCTGCGATGCGATGTACCGCGACAAAGGCATGAGCGAGTTCTCTTTCGTTGCTGATGATATGGCCCTGGAGGGCGCACGCTTCTACTTCCGCAACCAGGATGTAAGCGATAGCGATCTTGAATCTGCCGCTGCCGGGTGGGTGGACCAGAACCAGGGCGAGGTAGAGAAGCGATTCAAGTCTGCCTTCATCACTCCGATCATTACCCGGCACTTCTGCAAGTATGGCAAGGTTGCAAAGGTGAAGGTGGGCCGGAATGACGCCGCCATCACAATGATAACCGTTATCGTTACAGACGAAGAGGTTCCGGTGAAGAAGCGCCGCAGCCGGAAGAAAGTTAGCCTGGCTGATTGCCTGGACTCGTTTGACGTTGATGTTAGCAAGCTGGGCGATAGCGAGTTAATGGTTCGCGATGTGAATGAGATCGTGCGCCAGATGAAAGCGCATATTGAAAAGTGTGGACTGTAAGGAGATAACTGTGAGCAAGATTAAGCATTACGCCCTGAAAGGTATTTTGATGCGACTGGAGCCAGGCGAGGCATTCCAGCTTAACCCCGAAACGTTCGGATTCGACGGTTTCTATCGTCAAGGGTTACAGATGAGTTCTCCAGCCGATGAGCTTGTCCGGTATGTTCGAAAACAGTTTGGCGTCGATATGATTAGCCTGGGCAAAGTTCAAGGCATTCAGCTATTCATCTTTAAGCCAAATAAGATTCGTTGCTTCACCCTGATGAAATAGCACTTTTTGTTAAAACCGGATCGGGATAACCTGGTATAGTTATCCCATTGACAACGAATGAGGAAACGAAGATGGAAACGCAAATTGACGTAGTGGTTGTTCAGCGCGACTCAACTCATGAAAAGGGTCTGTTCAAGAAAGGAACCGAAATCACGATAGACCTTGAGGATATGGTTGCATATCACTCGGGACTCGCATGGAACGTAGTGCGCGTTGGCAGCGACTACAAACTCAAAGGTTTTAACACTTACTTTGCGGAGGTTTAATCATGTCAACCATTACCGTATTCCTGGCGAAAGATGAACTGGACGGCGAAATGTCATTCTTCGCGTTCGAGCACAGAACCGGATCGCACTGGCACACTTACACTCACTATACGGTCATCGATATCAACTCATATCGCGCCGACTCGCTTACTGAAAAGCTAGTTTGCTTCATTGAATCCATTAAGACTAGCGATGGATGCGAATGGAAAGAAGATAACGAAGTTATGCGCATGTTCGATATGATTGACCCGGTGCGCCTGGAGTCGTTCGAGCTTGATGCTGATGTGTCTATTAAGGTGAGAAAGTCGGGCGAGTTATTGCCAGGGATGCATGTGCTGACTGGTTACTCGGGCCGTAAGGTGTGGCGCACTGTATCGAAGGTTCGCCAGCGTTCTGCAACTTGCTATAGCGTATACTTTGAGGATGGATGGAATGAGATCGCTGGAAGTGGCGTGAAATATCTCACCAAATAGCACGAATTGTTAAAACCGGATCTGGGTATCTTGATATAGTTACCCCATCGAAACGAGATACCAATCAGAGGAATCACCATGTCAATCGTCAAGAACCAACAAGCCATCGACTCAACCAATAACAACCGCTTCGCTATCTTCATCACGTCGATAGGTCGCCGCTTTGCAGTCAAGGCTGTGCATGGTGGGTACAAAACCTACATGGAGGATAACGGGAAATGGGTGTGGTGCGACAACCTTGCAAACTTCCTGGTATGGAATGCAGACCTCCAGGGATTTGATGATATCAGCACTTTAATTGAGGAATAAATAATTATGCCACGTTACAATAAACAGACTAAACTAACCCGCGTCAACGGGCACATGATTCCGGATAAATCCACTCACTACGCAATGGGCGCAAAGCACGGAATCTATTTCAAATGGCAAGGTCAATGGAACTTCGCGGCGATTGGCAACTTCTACATACGAATCACGGGAGAAAACTCTCAGGCGATCGTAGAGAACTCAATCGGCGACAACAAGATCGAGGTGCTGAAATGAACTTCAATACAATTGCTTTATGGTCTGCCGTCTGGTTCTTTTGTGTGGGTCATGTCATTGTTGGGATTGTAATCATGTTACTACTGTGTGCGGGAGCGTTCGAATGATTCGAATTCTGATTTGCATGATGGCGTCGGTCGCCCTGGCTATTCTGATAGTGTCCGGTTGCGGAGAGGCCAAAGAGCGATGCCACAAAACCGGGAGCCAGGTTACTACGTTCGTGATGGTTGGCAACGTATTGCTACCAATCACATCAAATGAGATCACTTGCGAATAGGATTTAACAATGGCTGATTTTATGCACCAGATGATTGCAGTATTCAAAGGCAGTGATGACGAGGAAGTCAAAGAGTGCTTTACCGTTGACAAGCCTTATAGCGCGTCGCTTACCAGCTTCGGGAACATCTCATTGCTTGATGATAATGGCGACCCCTGGATATTCGACGAAGACACCGATTGCTTCGAAATTAAAGAATAGCACTTTTTGTTAAAACTCAATATAGGGGTTGCGCTATAGTAACCCCATCGACAACGAACGAGGACGAGAACATGAAAATCAAATTACTTTGCACTGGCGGTTACAAAGGCTTTACCCGCGACCTGGAATCCGACCCTATCGTGGTTGACGCTGTGAAATGTGACGATAGAACTGGAGGCTTCCGCGTTAAGGTTGACGACCTGGTTAAAGCTGGCGTGTACGATCTGTACTATGGACTTTCGGTTAGTCAGGTAGTCGGTCCGGCAGACTTCAACGAGAAGGACGGTACGATGTTCTTTTTTGATTGGGAAGTTCAGGCCAACATCAAACCGCGCAAGGTTCGACTTCTCAACAATGGCGGGTATCCTATGCGGCCGGGTTATGAGAACCGCGCGTTCCCGGTTATCGTGGACTTCACCGAAATCACTAACAACTTGGTCTACGTTAGCAATGAGCACCTCAAGGCTGTAGGATTCACAGGCGGTATGCATGAAGAGGCTTTGTGCTTCGTTCACGAAGAAATGAACGGCTACTATTCTGAGTGCGAGTTAGTTTACTAAGCACGAATTGCTAAAAGGGGATTTGGCCTGACTGGTATAATCCCCGCATCAACAACTAAGAGGAAACCATCATGTTGAAATTAGAAGATGTAAAATTCCCGATCAAATTTATCAGCATTGGCTGTGGTGAAATTACGTTCACCAATGAAGATAAGGGCACATGGGCCACTGAGGAAGTGTCTCAGCTTAAGTTGGAGTGGTTTATTGCACGGCATAACGAAGTGAACAAGGAAAATTCACCAAATAAGGACTACCACTACATCATGAGTGACGGTCAGGATTCGTACATAATGTATGATAATTGGAAGTTGGAAGGTTCCATATTCAACGGTGCAAAACCAGAAATAAAGCCAGCGCTACAGTGCACTCAGATCGAGAGCATGCCATTGAGCGCCACGCTAAAAGGTGTCCAGATTAGCGATGAATCCTGGTTTGAGATTACCGCCACACCGAAAACTATTGAGGTGCACGACGATATCATCACACTGTTGCTTCATCACGGCGGTTTCAAGCATAAGACGGTATCAGGTGAAATCAGCATCAAGCGCGGAACGCTTGTCCGCTATGAAGTAAAATAGCACGAATCGCTAAACCTTCCGCAAGGCCATTTGATAAAGTGGCCTTATTGAAGCAAAGCAACCAATCAGGGGAATCAGCTATGGCTACACGACTAACTCAGTGGCAGATTTACGACAAGGACTCACGCCTTCGTGAATCGCTTCGCGGACTGACGCCGAATGACCGAATGGAGATTATCGGGCACGCATTGCACGAACTAACATCTCAGGACGTAATCTATCATTCATGCGGCAATAAATTCTGGAACGTGACATTCGAGGTAAAGAAAGATGAGCAAAACTCATAAGTTAAAAATCGCCCCGATACATTTCATTGGTGTAATGAACGGAACCAAAACGGCAGAGTTCCGCATCAATGACCGCAACTTCCAGATTGGTGATATCCTTGAGCTACGCGAGTTCGATCGTGACGAGTTTACCGGGTGGGAAGTTCACGCCAGGGTGTCCGATGTTACAGACGTGACGCCATACATCAATCGCGGTTATGACGAGCAAGAATGCGACTTCACGCAATACGTGATGTTATCAATCAAGCCTTACAGGAAGGTTAGACCATGAAATTTGAGTGCGTATCAAGTAGCGGATCTTGTTTTAAGTGGGGAAAAACTTACAAAGGTGTTCGCGTAAATGATGACAGCTTCATCATTGCTGATGAGAACGGTTGCAACGTGAACGTTGTACGGCGTCACGAATATCAGGAAATTTTCCTGCCTTATGGCGGTAGCTCAAAATATATCTTCCATCGAATCGTAGATGGTGTTAAATTTAGAGACGTAATCGAAGCAATCAACCAACTGCATAATAAAGAGGTAAAATTTATGAAATTCGAATGTATCAGCGACAACACCAAAAAATTTACCGTTGGCAAAATCTACAACGTGCCTACTGAGCACGCAAAGCACACTGTAGCGCTTACTGACGACACAGGACGCCACCGCATTGCAACAGTAACGCACAACGGTGAAGGTCTTCGTTGGAACAGCGGTGGCACTAAGTTTGCAACGTTCGGCAAGAAGCACAAGCGCACTTTCTGTGTCAAGGGTAAGGTTGCAGCGAATAAGATCCACAACGTCAAGCCGTCAGAAGTTGACCGCAAGCCAGCGCTCAAGTTTGAAGAGAAGGCAGATTTGTCCGACCTGGCTGTGGCGCTTGTTCTCTTGGTGTCTGCGATTTCGCTGATGTTCATCATGTAATTTTAACGGGGAATCGGCTCTGAACGGTTCCCCTTTCTTTTGGAGAGAACACTATGCCAGACTTTTCTAACTGGAATAACGAGCCGCCATCATTTCAGGAGTTGCTATTCTGCCTCCTTGTCCTGACACTATCTCTTAAGGGTATTTTATGGCTACTATCATGACAGCGGAAGATGCAGCACGTGACGCAGTGGAAGGGATGCTCCCAAATACGTCCAGAATCGCCCACTACTACAAATTTGAGGTTTCTGCGGTGCAGCTGGTCCATGAAATTTTAAGGCTCCCACAGGTCGATTCAGCGCGCGTAGTGACGTGCTTAAAAAATTATTTTTGCATCACTATTAAAACGAATAGCACGAATTGCTAAAACCTATCAATGGGGGATGCGCTATGATTCCCCTACACCAACAAACGAGGAAACACACATGAAACACTTAATCTGCATTGAAGCACCTAACGATGAGCACACTCTGCACGGCATTGGTATGTTCAAAGGTCACTACATGACCGCAAGCATTTACGATGTTCATCGCGGCGACGGCGATCTAATGATTACGTCAAAAGAGGTTAATCCGTACATCATGCAGAATCTTGGTAATAACGAATATATGGCCTACGGATGCAATGCGGTTTACAAGCACATCAAGATCCGCAAGCGTGTAGTGCGTGCATTCAAGAAAATAGCAATGAAATACTGGAAGATGAGCAAGAAAGATGCTGGACGCTGGGCGCGTAACGTTGCAGATTCATACTTCTACCGTAACGGAGAGTCCTGCTACTTCCTGATCGATGAAATGATGGAAAATTATAGTGGCACATTCTGCCAAAGTGATTTTGACGCCTGGGCTGACTACGAGGTCGATTGCTGGTAATAGCACGAATTGCTAAAACTTGCTCAAGGGTATTTGATAGAATGCCCTTCGTTGAGTTAAGCAACAAATCATAGGAAATCACCATGAAAACTATTACCGGAATGAGCAATGAAACGAGAACGCAGATTGTTAACATGTTAATCAGTTTGGCTGACGACATTCAGAATAGCCAGGTCGTGATTGATTCATGCAATCAGACTGTGGAAAGTAAATTTGAATCATCCGGGTACAAGATGGTTGAGGAAGAATTAACCATCAAAATCATTCGCGTAAAGGAGAAAATGTAATGGATAAAATTACCATTTGGGGCCAGACAATCAATCTGTTTCTCGGCACGCGCCGCGTAGCAATCTTTGACTTTGACGGAACACTTAGCGATGGATCTGGTCGACTTCACCTGCTGCCAACAAAGGATTTGCACTTGACTGAAAGCTGGTCTGAGTTTAACCGAGCGGCAATATTTGATAACCCAATCCAGAGCACGATCGATGTGATGAACTCTATGTTTGCCGCTGGTTATCATGTGATCATTTTAACCGGGCGAAGTGACGAGGTGCGTTACGCATCTGAGTTATGGCTTAAGCATCACGGCGCGCGATATGATTACTTAGTCATGAGGCCCCATACCGACAACCGCAAAGACACGGTAATGAAAGAAGAGGCGGTGCGCGCGATCGGCATTGATAACATTATGGCGGCTTGGGATGATTCACCGCAGATTATTCCATTATTCCGCTCGCTTGGAATAACAACGTATGCTGTAGTTGACTATGGCGATAACGTTCACGATCATTTAAAATCGCATGGTGTAGATGAGGTTTGTAATCATGAAGCATCCGAACCGTTACCTCCATTTGGAGAAAAAATCTGCATTAAGTGCAATGAGTTATTAAAATGAACCTATACGAATTTATTGCAGCGCACCCGGTATTAACGGTTATTATTCTGTTAATCATCAATCACACTATCATCAATGTGGCAAAATTATTTTTAGGGAGATACTAACATGAAAACAGCTATCATTTTAAACGGCGCACCTAGCGCTGGAAAAGACACTATCGGATGCATCCTGGCTGACACTTACGATCACGTAGCTTTGCGCAGCTTCAAAGCACCAATGTTTGAGATTGCTCGGGCAATCCTGGGTGAAACTAACTTCGAGTATTTCATGTTCTTGTATGAGGACCGTCGATATAAAGAAGAGCCAGCATCTATCCTGAACGGTAAAAGCCCACGCCAGTTTATGATCTGGATTAGCGAAGAAGTAATCAAGCCTCAGTTCGGTAATCGCTTCTTCGGTATGCGAGCGGAAAGCAAGGTGAAAGAGTCACGCTCTCTTTCGGTATTTACTGACGGTGGATTCAAAGACGAAGTTTTGCAGATGATTGAAGGCGATATCCAGGTCAAGCTATGCCGCATACATCGCAACGGTTGCAACTTCGATAATGACAGTCGCGACTATATCTATCTGGATGACATGATCGGGGTTAACGGTTATCAGGAATGTGATTTCTTCTCTGTTGAGGGTCATCCTGAAATTACCGCTCAGCACATAGCCGCTACATTCATCAACAAATAGCACTAATTGCTAAAACGTCTGTGGGGTGATTTGATATAGTTACCCCATCGACAACGAAGAGAGAAAATCGAAATGATGGTATCAACTGATAAGTTTTTCACCTGCACCAAAACCTCTGAGGTATTCGAACTGGTTCACACTGATAATGGCGATTTTATGCATGACGGTTGCGACGTTTTCATTGAGGTGAAAGAAAGCGACTATGACGACGGCGTTTATTACAATCCGGCAGCGAACACTCAGTTCTTTACCCCAATCGAAGAAGAAGGAGAAGAGGCATGATTACGATTAACCTATCAGAGAAACAAGCGCGTGAAATCCTGGACACAATTGGCGACCAATTGCACATAAAAGGCGCTGCGGCTGAGTTACTCAACCAGATCGAAAAGCAACTTACCCCGGTGTCGACGAATCAGGCTGAGTTCGCAGCCTGGAAGAGCGAGCGAATCTTGCCAAATATTATCAAGGCGTGGAAGCGCAAGCATAAAAAGCAGGTTAACGTAGAGGAATTATTTACCGATAAATTAAGTCCTGCTAAGGTTGCTCAGTACCAGCTGCGATACATGGAGTCGGTTTGCAATCAGGTTTTGGGTTTGGATATAAAAATGGTAAAAGGTGATAAATAATGTTCGGTTTAAGCGAAGCAGAATGGAACGTAGTAAAGCGCGCGGCTAAAGAATTAAATAAATTCGTCAGTGGCATGAAGAAAGAAGATCGTAAAAACGACAAGATCATGATTGACGTGATTTCTACTCATCACAAAAAGGTCGAGCTACTCATTGACCGTTACAAGTTTGTATGGACTGCCGGGTATATTGCCGGGCGCGTAGGCAACAAAGAAGGGGATTACGAGTAATGGCTAATTTACCGAAGAAGGGCGATCAGGTACGGTGCATCACTTCACGCAATGGCGATGCTTTCTCGGCGGGATGTTTGTACGACGTTGAAAAGGTTAGCAAAGCAAAGAGACTCGTATGCGTGTACGGCGATGATGGAAACCTGCATGAGATTGATTACCCGCAGGATATGAGTAAGGGGCAGTTTGAAATTAATGATTGACCTACGTCCCTGAGCGGTGATAGTATTAACCCCGTAGACAGACGAGGCGCAACTAAGCGCAACGCGTGAGACGATTCTCACTCTTCCAGCTAACAAGCTCGGTTGCATAGTGGTTAAGCAACGCCGCAGACCCGTAAGCGGCAACAATTCAAGAGGATTGCATAATGCAAAACACCAAAGACGAATCAGTCAAAATTGAAATTAAAGTAACTCGCAACGGTAAAACTACTCGTTATAAAAAACGATTAAATCCGGGCGAGGCTGTTATTGGTCGCATCGCTGGCGTTATGATTAAGGCGCAAGAAGATGAAGCGATTCAAAGTTAAGTTAATCATTCGAAAGATGGGTATGTTTTGCCAGTCGTGCAAACAATCTTTCGAAACTGAGTTATCGGCAACCAGTCAGGCAGAAGCCATCACGAAAGCAAAGAAACTTTCTGGCGCTAATCTTGACACTCACAAAATAAACATTGAATTAATTAAGGAGATTTAACATGACCATTTTTTTATTGATTCTTGCTGGTATCGTTATTTTTGGTGCTGGTTTGTTTGCTGGCTTCGTTCTTGTGGCAGCAGCAATGGCGATGGAAGCGAAAGATAAGACGGGTGTATGGCTTACCTACTCATCCAAGAAGGACCAATGGGAAATGATTGGCGACCTTGCGCACTGTTACTCTAAAGCACGATTACACCACAAAGGAATTAAGCGACGATTGTCGTGATAAACACTAACCCGCTTCGGCGGGTTTTTTTATGCCTGCAATATGGTAAAATAGCACTAAATGTTAAACAAAGAGGATGGATTTATGAGTGAACCTAAGAACGCTCCCGTTGTTCAGGGAGGTAATTTCAAAGAGCTATACAAGAAAAAGTTCGGCACTGTTCTTGCGAAGAATCGGGCAATGACGCCTGAGCAATTATTCGATCTGTCAGTGAAGTATTTTGAGTGGGCCGAAGATAATGCGATAAAGGCGTCAGAATCAGCCAGCTTTCAGGGTGGCGTTTACGAGTCACTTGTTCATAAGCCGCGCGTCTTCACCTGGACCGGATACCGACTATTCATAGGAGCAAGCGAGGCCGCGATCATTAAATGGAAGCGCGAGGAGGAATACAGTGAGGTTATGGAGTTCGTGGAATCAGTAATCAACGAGCAAAAATTCCAGCTTGCCGCAAACGGTGTTATTAACGCATCCTTTATCGGTAAGGATCTCGGGATCGACAAGCCAGCATCAATCAACATCGAAAACTCGGCAGCTTCTGCATCGACCGCAGTCGCCACCACTGAGGACGCAATGAAAGAGGCTGTAAACAGTATTCTTGACATGCTTTAACGTTAAGGGCGCGCAAGCGCCAATACAGGAGAATTGATATGATTCAATGGGAAGAACTCGACGCAACTCAGAAGTTAGCGATCAAGAAAATGAGCGAGGCCAATTTCGAAAAAATGATTCGGATCTGGTTCCAGCTTATGCAGGCTCAGCAGTTCCAGCCTAACTGGCATCACCTTTACCTCTGCCACGAAGTGGAGGAAATTATTGCAGGCAGACGCGGTAGTACTATCTTTAACGTTACGCCAGGCTCCGGTAAAACAGAGGTGTTCTCAATACATCTCCCGGTGTACGCGATGCTCAAGTGTAAGAAGGTGCGAAACCTTAACGTGTCGTTTGCCGACAGTCTGGTTAAGCGTAACAGTAAGCGCGTGCGTGAGATTATCAGCAGTAACGAGTTCCAGGAGTTATGGCCCTGCAAATTCGGCACGTCGAAGGACGAAGAGATGCAAGTCCTTAATAGCGATGGAAAGGTTTGGTTTGAGCTAATATCCGCAGCGGCTGGCGGTCGTATTACTGGTTCGCGTGGTGGCTACATGATGCCGGGATTCTCCGGTATGGTGATGCTTGACGATATCGATAAGCCTGATGATATGTTCTCAAAGGTTAAGCGTGAGCGTACGCATATGCTACTGAAGAACACCATTCGATCGCGTCGTATGCACAACGAGACGCCAATTATTGCGATTCAGCAGAGGCTGCACGCGCAGGATTCAACATGGTTCATGATGAATGGCGGTATGGGTATTGAGTTTGATCAGATCTCAATTCCGGCACTAGTTACGGAAGAATACGGTAAGACGCTTCCTGACTGGTTACAACCTTACTTTGAGCGCGACGTCTTGTCGTCTGAGTATGTGGAATTGGATGGAGTTAAGCATTACTCATTCTGGCCTAGCAAGGAAAGCGTTCACGACCTGTTAGCTTTGCGTGAAGCGGACCAGTATACCTTTGACTCTCAGTATCAGCAGAAGCCGATCGCGCTGGGTGGCTCCGTGTTCAATTCAGAGTGGTGGACTTATTACGGCAGCAGCCTTGACGCTGACGAGCCGGATCCGGGTAAATATGATTACCGTTTCATTACCGCAGATACCGCTCAGAAGACAGGTGAGCTAAACGACTACACGGTCTTTTGTTTGTGGGGCAAGAAAAACGATAAGGTTTACTTTATTGACGGCATTCGCGGTAAGTGGGAAGCGCCGGATATGGAGAAACAATTTACCGCTTTCGTGAATCAGGCATGGAGACACAATAAATCAATGGGCGTTCTTCGTAAAATCTATGTTGAAGATAAAGCGAGCGGTACGGGCTTGATCCAGAACCTCAGGAAAAAGACCCCGATCTCCATCACTCCATTGCAGCGTAACAAAGACAAAGTTACCCGCGCGATGGATGCTCAGCCAGTAATCAAGGCTGGGCGCGTAGTTCTTCCAGAAGAGCACCCTATGCTCGCGGAAATTATCGCAGAACATAGCGCGTTCACTTACGATGACACGCATCCGCACGACGATATTGTCGATAACTTCATGGACGCTGCAAACATTGAGCTACTGACAATTGACGATCCTATCGAGCGAATGAAGCGACTCGCCGGGATGGTTAAGCGGTAATAAATGATATATAATCAAGGCTGTCAATTGACGGCCTTTTTTATTGGAGGAAACATGAAAATTGTTAAGCATGATGGATATAACGATATCTTTAACGGCGGTGCAGACGGATCGCCTAAGCCATTCTTTATGTCAGACGCATCATATCACGTAGGATCTTTCTATAACGATAACGCCACAGCGAAGCGAATTGTAGATGTGATCCCGGAAGAAATGGTGACGGCTGGATTTAAAATTTCAGGCGTTAAGGATGAAAAAGAGTTCAAATCTCTGTGGGATAGTTACAAAATTGATCCTAGCTTGGTGGATGTTCTTTGTTGGGCGCGACTGTACGGTGGCGCAGCTATGGTAGCAATCATCAACGACAACCGTATGTTAACCAGTCAGGTAAGGCCTGGTGCTAAACTGGAAGGTGTGCGAGTTTACGATCGATTTGCTATCACTGTTGAAAAGCGAGTCACTAATGCAAGATCTCCTCGCTATGGTGAGCCTGAAATTTACAAGGTATCCCCTGGCGACAATATGAAGCCGTATCTGATTCATCACTCAAGAGTCTTTATTGCTGATGGTGAACGAGTAACGCAACAGGCAAGAAAGCAGAATCAAGGATGGGGAGCGTCGGTATTGAACAAGTCACTGATTGATGCAATCTGTGACTATGATTACTGTGAATCTCTGGCTACTCAGATCTTGCGACGTAAGCAACAGGCTGTATGGAAGGTCAAAGGTCTTGCCGAAATGTGTGATGATGATGATGCTCAGTATGCCGCGCGCCTGCGACTTGCTCAGGTTGATGATAACTCAGGCGTAGGCCGTGCGATCGGTATCGATGCCGAGACTGAGGAATATGACGTTCTCAACTCTGATATCAGCGGCGTACCTGAGTTCTTGTCAAGCAAGATGGACCGCATCGTCTCCCTATCCGGGATTCATGAGATTATCATCAAGAATAAGAACGTGGGCGGCGTATCAGCAAGCCAAAACACAGCGCTTGAGACTTTCTATAAGCTAGTCGATCGCAAGCGTGAAGAGGATTACAGGCCGCTTCTGGAGTTCTTGTTGCCGTTCATTGTCGACGAAGAAGAGTGGTCTATCGAGTTTGAGCCGTTATCGGTCCCAAGCAAGAAAGAAGAGTCCGAGATAACGAAGAACAACATTGAATCGGTGACGAAAGCCATCACTGAGCAAATCATCGATCTGGAAGAGGCTCGCGATACGTTGCGCTCTATCGCTCCTGAGTTTAAGCTAAAGGACGGTAATAACATCAACATCCGAGAGCCGGAAGAAACAACCGAGCCGGAACCGGGATTAGGGGAGAAGTTAGAAGATGAAAATTAATGGCGTTGCAACACAGTGGCGCTATCCTGAAATGAGCGAGCGCGCAATGTCGCGCTCCCTACAGGATGTGGCAGCCAAACTAACTGAAAAAATGCGTGACGAACTAAAGCCGATGAAATTTGATGCTACCGACGAAGAGGTAGACAAGGCAGAAAGGTCATTGCTTGATTACGTCGAATCACTCATTGCGCCGATTATCGGATCGCTATCATCCGTCGCTATCACGATCTATAAATTCAACTCTAAGCAATGGTTGCGTATCGCTCGTAATGCTGGCGGTAAGAAGAATCAAGCCGTAATGCTACTTGCCCTGATTGGTCCTACCGCTGCCGAAAGCTGGTACTCAGGACAATATAACCTGTGGCGATCGCAGGTGACTACTTCTATCAGGAAATTTGCTGCCAACATGGTTACTGATTTCACTGATAAACTTCGTGCAGCATCCGGTCAGGGTAAAAGCAAGGATTTTGTTGTTGAGCTTGCTAATGAGCGATTTGGTATTTACCGTAATTGGGCCAAAAATAGAGCGTCGGGAATTGTCGGAACATGGAACAGTAGACTAATGCGCCAACGCATAAAAGATGCTGGTGTCTCTTACTATTTCTGGCGCGGGGTGATGGATTTACGAGAACGTGAAAAACATGTAAGATGGGAAGGTAAGCGCATAGCGGTAGATTCCGATCACGTATTCCCTGGTGAAGAATACAACTGCCGTTGTTGGGCTGTTCCAGACTTTTCCACAGGAGATTAAAAATGAAGGCAAAGCAAAGATTCGATTCAGTAAAAATCAAGGCACACTTTGATGATAACGGTTTTTTAGTTGACCGCCCAATCGTAGCGAGAATCGGCGCTCAGGTTTACAAAACGCCGCACGGCGATAGAGTTGAGTTCCGTCCGGCGTCCGAAGTTTTCAAGCAAGACTCCTTGCAAAGTTTTGCAGGGAAGCCAATTACTGTCGGACACGTAACGGTAACTCCGCAGAATGCTAAGGACGTTGTTGTCGGATCGTGTGCTGGTGCTGGTATTGCTTCAGGGGTTGGCGTTGAGGTTCCTTTGAGTATTTACAGCGACTACGCGATCAGCAAAGCTAAAGCGAAGGAGGCTGGGGAATTATCTGTAGGGTATACGTCGGTAGATATTGATAAGCCCGGCTGGGGTTCAAATGAGACTGGAGAATATATCTTCGAAGAGGATATGAAACAGGACGAAGCGCCCCCTGAAGGTTGGGTGAAGTTCGACGCGGTACAAACTAATATCAAGGTCAATCATATCGCCCTTGTTTTCAAAGGTCGTGCGGGAATTGCTAAATTAAATCTTGATGCCGAACAGGAGTTCCCGTATGATAATAACGTTCAATTAACTAACGAGGACAAGCAAATGAAAAAAATTAAGATCGACTCAGTTGATGTGGAAGTAACCGAAGACGTTGCGAACCATATCGAAAAATTAACCGCGCAGATTGCCACCATTCAGGGGAAAGCTGATGGCTTCGAAGCTGAACGCGATGCGCTGAAGGTTAAGGTTGACTCTCTGCCGGAACTTGTGAAGGCCGAGGTAGAGAAGCAAAAAGCCGATGCCGCCGCACGCGCAGAAGTTACCGCAATAGCAGAAACCGCAGGCGTCAAGCATGATGGTCTTGATATCAAAGACGTCAAGATTGCCGTAGTTAAAGCCATGCTTGATAAAGATGTTAGTGAAAAATCAGACGCATATATCGACGCTATGTTTGATGTTGCTAAAGATTCTGATATCATGGCTATTCAGCGTAAAGCAGTAAAAGGCGACTCTATCGAAGGCGGTAAGCCGGAAGAGAAAAACGACGCCGCTCCTGTTACGCCAAATTCACGTTTAAGCAAAGTAATGTAAGGGGAAATATCATGGCACAAATTAATGCATCTTATCAGCGAGATATGGCGATTGCGCTTCCGGGTATGGTTGCGGATACTTCAAAGTACAATATTGACGGCGCTTGTGTCGTTAATGAAGGTGATGTTCTTGTTGGCGCTGCCGTACAAGTTGTTCAAGCTCAGGCTGTTGATGGTCATAAGTTGGTTAAGGCTCTTACTACCGGAACCACTCCTTACGGCGTGGCAATCCGATCTCACTGGCAGACTGAGAACAAAGATAATCAGATGATTTACGAAGATGGCGGTGCTATCAACGTAATTACCTCCGGTAGAGTATGGATGCTTTCCAAATCCACCGAAGCACCAACTTTCGGCTCTGCCGTTAAACTTGATGTTGATGGTCAAGAGAAATCTGATGGCACAATCGAAACAACCTGGACCTACGCTGGCGGCTGGACTAAATACAAAGACGTTCAGCTTGTAGAGGTTCAGTTGCATCAACTGTAATTAGCGTTTAATATGGGGACTATCCTTTTTTGGATAGTCCTTTTTTTATGGAGAAATTATTATGGCTTACGAAAATTTAATGTTGCGCCCAGCGTGTCCAGGCAATCTTTCTGATACTTCAACCTACAATATTGATGGCGCTTGTGTGGCTCAAGGTGACATTGAGTTCGGCGCGGCGGTTCAGGTTGTCGGGATTGTTGATGGTGTTAAAGTCGTTACGGCGCTTACTGATGGTGGAACTCCTTACGGTATAGCTTTCCGTTCCCAATACGAACACCTGAGCGGTAAAATCTTAGACGGCGAAGTGTGCAACGTAGTTTCTCACGGACGCATGTGGACGCTTACTTCTCTTGATGAGGCTCCAGGCTTATTCTCAAAGTTGCAATTTGGATCTGGTGGCGTTGTTACTGGTGGATCTGGTTCCGTAGGTTGGACCTTCGCTGGTGGATTTGTTAAGCATGAAGACGGCTACATCATTGAGGTTCAGGTGAAACAAAATGCTTTCATCGTCCCACCGCCGCCGCCTCCAGTTGTTCTTGTTGAATCAGCTACGATCACTACCGACAAGGAAAGTCCTCAGCCGAACAACGTTACGATTCAGTGCGTAGCTAATGTTCTTCCTGTGAACGCTGATGATAAAACTGGCAAGTGGTCAATTGACGCAACCAACATTGCTACTGTGGATCCTGACTCCGGTTTGGTTACTCCTGTAGGTGGAGAGGTCGTCGGTAATTTCAATATTACCTGGACGGCGAATGATGCCAGCAAGACTCAGGCTACTATTGCTTATCGCGTCGAGGCAGTCCCAACTCCAGAAGATGAGGCATAACACAAAAACACTTTGACGCTTTAACAAAAAGTGCTATTATTGAAGCCGTGAACATAATCACGGCTTTTTTATTAACTACGGAGAAGTAATCATGACTACTAAAAAATTTGATGAAGCAGATAAAAGTAATGTTGAAATGTATCTGATCCAGGCTGGCGTAAAACAGGATGCAGCCGCAACAATGGGTATCTGGACTGCTCAGGAACTACACCGCATTAAAAGCCAGTCCTATGAAGAAGACTACCCGGTCGGCTCCGCTCTACGCGTATTCCCGGTTACAACCGATCTTTCTCCGACTGATAAGACGTTTGAATACATGACCTTTGACAAGGTTGGTACGGCTCAGATTATCGCAGACTACACCGACGATCTTCCGCTGGTTGACGCCCTGGGTACTTCTGAGTTTGGCAAGGTGTTCCGTCTGGGTAACGCGTATCTGATCTCAATCGACGAAATCAAAGCAGGTCAGGCAACTGGTCGACCACTGTCAACCCGTAAGGCAAGTGCGTGCCAGTTGGCGCATGATCAGCTTGTTAACCGCCTGGTGTTCAAAGGTTCCGCGCCGCACAAGATTGTGTCCGTGTTCAATCATCCGAACATCACCAAAATTACCTCCGGTAAGTGGATGGATGGCGCAACTCAGAAACCGGAAACGGCTGAAGCGGAATTGACTCAGGCGATCGAAACCATCGAGACGATTACTCGAGGCCAGCACCGAGCTACCAATATTCTGATCCCGCCGTCCATGCGTAAGGTGCTGGCGATTCGTATGCCTGAGACTACCATGTCTTATCTAGACTATTTCAAGTCTCAGAACTCCGGTATCGAAATCGACTCTATCGCAGAGCTTGAGGATATTGACGGCGCAGACACTAAAGGCGTGCTGGTTTACGAAAAGAATCCGATGAACATGTCCATCGAGATCCCGGAAGCATTTAACATGCTGCCAGCACAGCCGAAAGACCTGCACTTTAAAGTGCCTTGCACCTCTAAGTGTACTGGTCTTACAATTTATCGCCCGATGACTATTGTCTTAATCACTGGCGTGTAATATTATAGGGACTAACTAAGTTAGTCCCTTTTTTATTGGAGAAATCAAAATGGCTAAAGAAAAAACTGTTGTTATCGTAAACGTTGGTGTAGCTCTTCAGATGTTTCGTCTTGAAGACGGTTCCTTTGCTAAAGTTCTTCCAGATGAAGAGGTTACGCTCCCGGCGTCCGTTCTTGATTTACCTGGCCTGCGTTGCTTAATTGCTCGCGAAGAAATCGAAGTTAAAGACGACAGTGCAACTAACCGCAAAATCCGTGCTGAAATGGCAAAAATCACTAAGCCAGATCCGTGGGATAGCAAAAGCGTAAAAGAGCTTGAGGACGGCGGCGAATATTAATCATCAAGGCGCTCATGTAGCGCCTTTTTTTATGGAGGTAAATTATGAATCAAGAAACTTTAATTGCAGTTGTTGAGCAGATGCGAAAGCTGGTTCCGGCACTTCGTAAGGTTCCAGATGAAACGCTTTATGCGTGGGTGGAAATGGCTGAGCTATTTGTATGCCAGAAGACCTTTAAAGATGCATACGTCAAGGCGCTTGCTCTTTATGCATTGCACCTTGCCTTCCTTGATGGGGCGCTAAAAGGTGAAGATGAGGATCTTGAATCGTACTCACGACGCGTTACGTCATTCTCCCTGAGCGGTGAATTTAGTCAGACTTTCGGAGAGGTGGCGAAGAACCAGTCAGGGAACGTGATGCTTTCGACGCCGTGGGGTAAGATGTTCGAACAGCTTAAAGCGCGACGACGTGGTCGATTCGCATTAATGACAGGACTTCGTGGAGGATGCCACCGATGAACTACTCACAAATTGAACGAATGACCCGGAAGGGTGTAGCTTTCTTCACCGACCCATCCAGGCCAATGAACCTGATAAAACAAGGTGAATATGGTTACGACGAGAACGGATTCGAGATCCCACCGATGGAACAGGTTATTCCAATATCTGGAGCTACTCGCAGGCCAAAGGCTAGAGAGATTGACGGGGAAGCAATACGCGCTTCAGATATTTTGGGGATCTTCAACAATGACCATGAAATAAACGAAGGTGACTATATAGAGATTGATGGCGTGCGTCATGTTGTTGTTGACGCTCGCCCGGTTCAGGCATCACTAGAACCTGTCGCTTATCGTCCAGTATTGCGGAGGATATCAGTCGGTGGCTAACTATCAGATTCGCAGGTTTCAAGGTGAGATTGATGCGTGGATTAAGGCCGCTGAGAGCACGCTGGAGCACGCTATAGAGATATTTGTCAGAGATGTACATAGTGCTCTCGTTAGCCGCTCTCCGGTCGATACAGGTCGCTTTAAGGGTAACTGGCAGATAACTTTTAACGAAATCCCTAACTACGCATTAAACCGATACGATAAAACTGGAAGCGTCGTCCGTAGCGAGGAGCAAGCCAAAACTTATAGCATGTTCAGCCGTGGTGGTGCGATAACGTCAGTACACTTCTCAAACATGTTGATTTATGCAAACGCTCTTGAGTACGGTCATTCTCAACAAGCGCCAAGCGGCGTCGTCGGGCTGGTAGCATTAAGGCTGAGATCGTATATGGCTGACGCAATAAAGCAAGCAAGGAGACAACAAAATGCACTATGAGTTATCAGCGGCGGCGCGAGCCGCCTTTCTGTCGAAGTATAGAGACTTTCCTCACTACATGGAAAACAGGAATTTTACACCGCCAAAGGATGGCGGCATGTGGCTAAGGTTCAATTACATTGAAGGGGATACGCTTTATCTATCAATTGACCGAAAGTGTAAATCTTACATCGCAATAGTTCAGGTCGGAGTTGTGTTCCCTCCTGGTTCCGGCGTTGACGAGGCAAGATTGAAAGCAAAAGAGATTGCTGATTTTTTTAAAGATGGTAAAATGCTTAACGTTGGTTATATTTTTGAGGGTGCAATCGTGCATCAAATTGTTAAACATGAAAGCGGTTGGATGATTCCAGTTCGCTTCACGGTACGAGTAGACACAAAGGAGGCTTAATTATGCATTTACCAAATGGCGCGCAAATTTTCGTGGAAACCTCTCGCGGAGAAGAGATCGAGGCGACCGCTGTCACTAACGCAAAAAATCCTGTTGCTACAGTTGAATCTAAGGGCGACTTGGAAAAAGGTGATTACGTTATTGTAACTCAGTCAACTTGGGCTAAGATGGTTAGTCGAGTACTAATTGTTACTGACGCTCAGGAAACAAGCATTACTCTCGCTGGAATTGACACTACTGATACTCTTGTTTTCCCGGCTGGTGGCACAATGAGCTTTGCAAAAGTTACTGGCTGGACTGAGATCCCTTGCGTACAGGAGATTGGTCAGGACGGCGGCGAGCAGCAGTATTACACTTATCAGTGTTTGTCCGACGATAAAGAGCAGCAGATCCCGACGTTTAAATCTGCAATCTCGCTAACTTACACCTTCGCGCACGAATTTGATAACCCGATCTACCCTATTCTGCGTAAGCTGGATTCTTCTGGTCAGGTAACTGCGGTTCGGATGTATGTTCCAAAAGCTAACGAGATGCGCATGTGGGCTGGTATTTTGTCTTTTAACGACATTCCATCTACGCAAGTAAACGAAATGGAAACGGTACAACTCGCCGTATCCCTGAAAGGTGATTTTACTTTCGTCTCATCCACTCTGGCATCTCCAAGTGCCTAAATCATATCCACAGGGGGCTTGCGCCCCCTTCTTCATTTCTGTAAAATCATCGTATCAACTTTGCACTCTTTGCTTTTAACAAAAAGTGCTATTAACCAATCAGGAGAAATATCATGGCTAAATTTAATTTCGTTCTTGGTCAACTTCCAGACTTCAAACTTCCAGTTACCTTCACCATGCCTAACGGTGAAGATGCAACGATCATTTTCACTGTGCGCCACCTTTCCAGTAAAGAAGTTCAGGACATGTATGCTAACCAGGGAGAAATGAACGACAGCGAGTTTATTACTAAGATCGCGTCAGGATGGAACCTTGAAGAGGAATTTAACGAAGAAAACGCGCGAAAACTGGTTCAGTATTACCCTTCCGCAGCGTACAACCTGACAGCAACATACATCAAGGCTTTAGCTGGACACCGCGCAAAAAACTAAAAAAGGCGGTCTATCTGTTATATCAGAAGCCGCCAACAGAGGAACAATTGCGATCGGTTGGTTTAAGTCTTTCTGACTATGAAGACGAGGAACCGGAAACGATAATTGGCGACGCTGAAATGTTGAAGGCTTGGAATGTTTTTACATCAATGCTCACTCAGTGGAGAAGTTCAGGCGCTGGCGCTTACGGTCTTGATTATAATGTTTTGCCTATGTTGTTTAAAATCTATAAAATAGAAGATGAAGAACTGGCATTGCAGGACGTTAGGATCATGGAAGCTAAAGCGCTTGAAATGATCGCTAAGCAGAATAACTAAGCCGCCGTTTGGCGGTTTTTTGTATATAGGGGGTTATATGGTTGATAAGGTAGCAGGTCTATCGCTTGACGTTGATGTATCTACAGTGCAGCGCGCCGTCAAGTCATTGAAAGAGTTTTCAAAAGCTAACGACCAAGCCGCTGACTCTATGGGGTCTTTAATCAATGAGGCTGAGGTTGCAAAACAGAAGGCTAAAGAACACGCTGAACAACTTAAGCGCCAGCGAAAAGAGTACGAGGCTGTAGAGAAGGCAATAGATCCTACAGTGTCAAAAATGGAAAGGCTGAAGATTGCATCTCAGCAGCTTGATAAACTCTGGCAAAATGGCGTTGTTCCAGATGAAACATTTTTCCGTTTAGGTGAAATGCTGGACATGCAAAATGCAAAACTTGCTCGCAGCCGAGCCATGCTTACTGAAGAGGGGCAGGCAGCATTGCAGGAAGCGAAAGCAAAAGAGCAGGCAGCAGCGAAAAACAAAGCGTTCATGGATTCCCTGAACAGTCAGGTTAACGCTATTGGCAAAACTCACGCAGAGTTAATGGAACTGAAAGCGGCTCAGCTTGGACTATCAAATGAAGCAGCGCCACTGATCGCAAAACTGAAAGAGCAGGGTCGAGCTATGAATGCCGCAGGTATTAGCGCGGGGGAATATAGGCAGGCAATGCGAATGCTTCCTGCGCAGATTACCGACGTCGTTACATCTCTTGCGTCCGGTATGCCAGTTTGGTTGGTTGCCATCCAGCAAGGCGGTCAAATCAAGGACTCGTTCGGCGGGATCGGGAATACGTTTAAGGTATTGCTCAGCTATATTAATCCGGTCACAGTTGGCGTTGGTGTTCTTGTCGGCTCTTTAGGTCTTCTTGCGAAAGCTGGTTATGACTCTTACAAGTCAATAACTGATATGCAGAAGGCTCTTGTTGAGACTGGAGGTTATGCAGGAGTCACGGCTGAAGAGCTTGATTCTGTTTCTAAAAAGGTGGCTCAGACGAGCAACTCAACAATTTCAAGCATTCGTGAGATTGTTACTGAACTTGCCAGTACGGGGAAGTATACGAGAGAGCAGATTCAGAACATCACAAAGGCTACCGCTGAGTGGTCGACAGCAACCGGAAAATCAGCAAGTAAAATCATCGCTGAGTTCGATAAAATCGCAAGCGATCCTGTAAAGGGTCTGGCTAAACTTAACGAGCAATACAATTTTTTAGAAAAAGGACAGCTGACATACATCGATACTCTAAGCCGTACTAAGGGTGAAACAGAGGCAGTGTCTGAAGCCACGAAATTATTCGCCGATGTAATGGAAAAACGAATGAAGTCGATCGCTGATAATGCTACACCTCTTGAAAAAATGTGGAACGATATTAAGCAGTGGGCCTCTGATGCGTGGGGGTGGGTTGGGGATCATACTCTCGGGGCATTAAACCTGATTATCGACGTTGTTCAGGGTACGGTAATTCAGGTGAAAATGATTCTTGCTAAGGGTGACGAATACATCTCAAACTTTATCGCCTCCGCAATCAAAGCTACGCAGTCGCTGCCAGGTATGAGTGATTTTGGTGCTGATGTACTGAAGGAGCAGGAGAACATTGTAAAAAGCTCCCGAGACAACTACGACCAGTTAGCTTCAGAGCTTGATGCCATTAACGCCCGTGTTGAAAAAGGTGAGATGGGATACATTGAAGCAATGAAGCAGCGCCGTACTCTTGAAAAGCAGTATAGCCAGGAAACTAAGGACGCTATCAAGGAAGAAGCTAAAGAGATCGAAAAGCGAAACCGTGAACGAAATAAGCAGTCGAAAATTTTACGCTCACCTACAGAGCAATTCGATAAGGAGTTAATTTCACTCAAAGCGCAGCTTAAGGTTTTGCAGGAGCACAAGGAGATCGGGCAAAAAATATCAGCACAGAGAAAGGCGCTTTTTACGACTGAGGCTACAATTGCTGTTCTTCGAGAAGCTAGTTCTAAGCGTCAGCTATCTGCGGAAGAAAAAGCACTACTTGCAAACCAAGAGAAGGTTTTAGAGCTTGCGAAACAAAAGGCTGAGATTGGCGATCAGATTGTTAAGCAGCAGCAGTTGAACGCACTTACCGATAAATCACTGAAATTTGTCAATGATTTGACGGCAGCTACAGAGCAGCTAAACGCGTCTCGCGGGATGAGCACCCGAGAAATGGAACGACAAGCGGAACTGGCTAAGATCACCACTGACTATATTAATGCAGGTGGCAGCGAAGGAGATGAAAAACTCCAGAACATGATCAAGGCACAAAATGATTACTATGCTGCGGAAGATGCCAAGCGTGCTGACTGGTTGGCAGGTGCTGAAAGCGCATTTGCAGATTACGGCGATTCTGCAATGGATATGTATGGTAACGTATATAATATCGCGTCAAGTTCGCTTAACGGAATGAGTGATATGATGACCCAATTCCTGACTACAGGTAAGGCAAACTTTGAGGACTTTGCGAAAAATATCATTAGCATGATTATCAAGATGATTGCTCAGATGGTAATATTCAATACGATCTCTGGCATGACGGGTGGTAAAACATGGAGTTTTGCAGGTGGATTGACTTCCGGCGCTTCTGCGGCATCACAGGCAACTCCTACTCCTGTCGCCTCTGGTTTTAGGTCTTTATCTTCAGGTGTCGCCGTTACCTCGCTTGCTGCCGCTGCGGGTAGTGTTGCAACCTCTGGATTTAACGCATCTAAATCAGCACCGAAGGCAGTAAACCAATCAGCAGGTGGGACGGTCGTTGACGTTAGGGGCATGGAGGTTAAAGTTGACAACGGTTCAGATCCGAGAGGTATTTCTCAGGGCGTAGAAATGATGTTCAAAAAAATGATTCGTGAATCTTGTTCTCAAGGCGGCGAGGTTTACAATTACATTCAGGAAAAAACTGGAGGCTAATAATGGCGACACTTGACACTTTCAGTTGGTGTACGCAGGTTCAAGGGGGCGGCGGCTCCCTTACCACTACCAATAATGACCGCTCCATACAGTTTGGTAACGGATACATGCAGCTTGCATCATCTGGATTTAACACCACGAGACGAGAGTATTCAGTTGTCTATGCCGGGGAAGATTTCATGGCTGTTTACGACTTCTGCGATTCTCACCGCATTAAACCTTTCGCATGGACGCCGCCGGACGGGAAGATCGGGGTATGGGTTGTGAAGCCTAACAGTTTGGGAGCGAAGCCAGTATCACGCGACGTGATGGAGATTAACGCCACGTTTATGGAGCAGTTTACATCTATGGAATAGCACCTCATGACAAAAGCCCGCCTTGCGCGGGTTTTTTTGTAGCTGTAGAATGGTTGCAGGTAAACAAGAGGAAAAATCAATGAGCGAAAACAAAAAACTTTATGATGAAGAAAGCGGAAGAAGCCTGTTTCACAACTGCCTTCAATCACTGTATCCTGGCGAAATCATTACACTGATTGAGGTTGATGGAAGCAAGTTCGGTGCTCAGGTGTACAGATTCCACGGCGAGAATATCCAGTATACTCCAGAAGAAATCATGCAGGCGCAGCAAACCGGAACGCTGCCGCCGAAAGAAATTACCTTCCGTGGTGAGCAGTACGGAGCGCGACCGTTCGGTATATCCGGGATCTCGTTCGACAGTTCCGGCAGGGCTACAAAGCCACAGTTGACAGTAGCAAACATTGATAGTCGCGTGTCTGCTATGATTCGTGCATATAACGGATTGATGCAGGCTAAGGTGACAATCTGGATAACTCAGCGTGAGCTTATCAATTCTGATGGTTCAATCGCTGATGGTGCTTATCGTAAGCTGGTATACTATATCGAACGCCCGAGCTATGTAGATAAGAGTGTTGCCCGTTTTGATCTCACGTCGCCGTATGATATGGATGGCATCATGATCCCGTCCCGACTCACTCAAAGCGTTTGCTATTGGGCGCAGCGTGGCTGGTATAAAACCGGGAAAGGTTGCGGATACAACGGGCAAAATGGTTACTTTGACAAAGACAATAATCCGGTAGACGATCCCGCCCTGGATTTCTGCCCTGGAACGGTAACTGCCTGTCGCCTGCGGTTCGGTGCAAACAATGAATTGGATTTTGGCGGTTGCGCGGTTGCTTCACTACAGAGGAAAAATCAATGATTAGTGCAAAAATTAAACTTGAAATTATGACTCATGCACAAGAAGAATACCCCCGCGAATGCTGCGGGGTAGTTACCCAAAAGGGGCGAGTGCAAAAATACCACAGAGTCGATAATGTTCATCGTGATCCTGAAAATCATTTCATGATGGATGCTGTACAGTACGCCTGCATTGAGGATGACGCAGAATCAACCACGATCGCAATTGTTCATAGTCACACAGGAGATGGGGCTACAACTCTCCCCAGCGCGCACGACACGTGCATGTGCAACGAAATGGAGGTGACATGGATTATTGTTAGCGTACCTGAAGGTGATATGCGATTTGTGAAGCCTGAGAAATTACCTCTGATTGGTCGTCCGTGGTCGTTAGGTTCATTCGACTGTTACGGCCTGGTGATGGCATGGCACAAAGAGCACGGAGTAGAGTTACGAGATCGCCGATTGAATTTTGAATGGTGGAAACCTGAGTACGGAATTAATCTCTATCAGGACTATTACAAGCAAGATGGATTTGTTGAGATTCCAGATCAGAACAATCCTTCATTTGGTGATATGGTAATCATGCAGATAGGGCAAAACGTTCCTGTATGGAATCACGCAGGGATTTACTTGGGCGATAATCAGATCTTGCATCACGCCTTCGGTAAGTTGTCGCGACGTGATATCTATTCCGGCTGGTATCAGGATCACACGGTTTTAATTGTTCGCCATAAGGATCTCAAGCTATGAATGATGTGAAAGTAATCAAATTATCCGGTTCACTTGGAAGACGCTTCGGCGTCTTTCACAGATTCGCTGTTGACTCTTACCCGGAAGCTATCCGGGCGCTATCCAGTCAGGTAGATGGATTTAAAGAATACATGCAAAGCGAGGTGGGATCTCGTAGCAAGTTTGCAATATTCGTGGACGGCGTTAACGTTGGTCACCACGAAGAGGAAAAATTCAAATGCGCTAAAGAGATAAGAATAATCCCGATCCCGACTGGCTCTAAGTCTGGAGGTCTATTCCAGGTCGTATTGGGCGCGGCAATAATGGTTGCTGCATTCTATACCGGGGGCGCATCTCTGGCGTTAATGGGAACAATGTCCTCGTCTCTGTTTATGATGGGCGGCGCTATGGTGCTGGGAGGTGTGATGCAGATGATCTCACCGCAGCCGGGAGGTGCAAACTTCGAAGTTCAATCAAGCAAGAATAAGCCTTCATACGCGTTCGGCGGCGCTGTTAATACAACGGCGGCGGGATATCCACTTCCGGTCCCGTATGGCTATCGCGCCGGAGGTGGCGCAACGTTCTCAGCAGGTTCTTACGCTGAGGATATGAGTTAAAACCAACCCGCCTTGCGCGGGTTTTTTTTCGCCTGTATAATGGGTTCACCGATAAATAGCACAAAAAGGTAAACATCATGATTCAAAAAGTGATAAGCGGATCTAAGGGCGGCTCGTCTAAGCCTCATAATCCAGTTGAAATGGAAGACAACCTGATCTCAATCAACAAGATTAAGATCCTGTTAGCTATATCTGACGGAGAGATTGACGAAACATTCACCCTCAAGCAACTGATGTTTAACTCGGTCCCGGTGCAAAACGAGGATGGATCATTCAACTTCGAAGGGGTAAAGGCAGAGTTCAGGCCGGGCACGCAGACTCAGGAATACATCAAAGGCATGGAAGATAGCGCCAGTGAGGTAACTGTAAACCGTGAGGTTACGACCGATAATCCGTACACGATCGCAGTAACCAATAAAACTCTGTCGGCAATCCGTATAAAAATGTTCATGCCTCGCGGAGTACGCATTGAAAGCAACGGTGATAAAAACGGCGTACGAGTTGAGTATGAAGTGCAGCAAGCGGTTGATGGCGGTTCGTTTGAGACGGTTCTCACTGACGTAATCGAAGGTAAAACAATGTCGGGCTACGACAGAAGTCGTCGCGTAAACCTCCCGAACTTCAATAATCAGGTGATATTCAGAGTCGTTCGCAAAACTCCAGACTCTAACGATTCGAACGTTGTCGATGCAATCCAGGTGAGAAGCTATGCCGAGGTAATTGATGCCAAATTCCGTTACCCTCTGACTGGTCTTCTTTTTGTTGAGTTTGATTCGAAGATGTTCCCGAGCCAGTTACCTACGATCTCAATTCGTAAGCGATGGAAGATTGTAAACGTTCCGTCTAACTATGATCCAGAATCACGAACCTATAACGGGAATTGGGATGGAACTTTTAAGAAGGCGTGGACGAATAACCCTGCCTGGGTGCTTTATGACCTGATGATTAATCAGCGCTATGGACTGGATCAGAAAGAGCTTGGAATCTCCGTAGATAAATGGGCGCTATATGAGGCCGCACAATATTGCGATCAGATGGTCCCTGACGGGAAAGGCGGCACTGAGCCTCGCTACCTTTGCGACGTGATAATTCAGTCACAGACTGATGCTTACAAAGTGATTCGAGATATTTGTTCAATCTTCCGTGGCATGAGCTTCTGGAATGGTGAGAGCATCTCTGTAATCATCGACAGACCGCGTGAGCCTGCGTACATCTTCACGAACGACAACGTTGTTAATGGTGACTTCTCCTATACGTTCGCAAGCGAAAAGAGTATGTACACGACGTGTAACGTGATGTTTGATGACGAACAAAACATGTATCAACAGGATGTTGAGCCAGTATTCGATCGTGAGGCGACTCTACGGTTCGGTAACAACGTAACGAGCATTACAGCGATCGGATGCACTCGACGCAGTGAGGCTAACCGTCGTGGGAGGTGGATTCTGAAAACCAACCTACGCAGCACCACGGTAAACTTCGCTACCGGGCTGGAGGGAATGATTCCGACCATCGGGGATGTTGTAGCAATAGCTGACAACTTCTGGTCAAGTAACTTGACTATGAACCTGTCAGGGAGATTGCTCGAAGTGTCTGGAAGTCAGATTTTCTTGCCGTTCCGTGTGGATGCTCGCGCAGGTGACTTTATTATCGTAAATAAGCCTGATGGCAAGCCCGTGAAGCGCACAATCTCAAGTGTTAGTGCGGATGGCAAGACTATAGAGATTAACATCGGCTTCGGCTTCCCTGTGAAGCCTAACACGGTGTTTGCAATTGACCGCACCGACCTTGCGTTACAGCAGTACGTCGTGACTAAAATCGACAAGGGTGATGACGATGAGGAATTTACCTACAAAATCACTGCGGTCGAGTACGATCCTAACAAGTACGATGAGATTGATTATGGCGTGAACATCGATGATAGACCTACAAGCATCGTTGAGCCTGATCAGATACCTAAACCAGAAAACGTGCAAGTGTCCTCAGAGTCGAGAATCGTCCAGGGGATGAGCGTAGAAACGATGATTGTTAGCTGGGATAAAGTGCCGTACGCAGTTTTCTATGACGTCCAGTGGCGAAAGGATAACGGCAACTGGCAGAACGTTCCGCAGACGGCAAACAAAGAGGTTTACGTTGAAGGGATTTACGCTGGTAACTATCAGGTTCGCGTTAGATCTGTGGCTGGCTCCGGTACTACTTCAGGTTGGTCAAATATCGTAGCGGCGACGTTGACAGGAAAGCAAGGTGAGCCGGGTCGACCGATTAACCTTACGGCTACGGATGATGTTGTTTTTGGTATCCGTACAAAATGGGGGTTCTCTGATGGTTCTGGAGATACGGCATATACGGAGTTGCAACAGTCACCGGATGGAACAGTGGATAACGCAAGTTTGCTTTCTTTGATTCCGTACCCGCAGCATGAGTATTATCACTCACCGATGCCGGGTGGGAATATTGTGTGGTATCGGGTAAGGACGGTTGACAGGATCGGTAACGTTTCTCAGTGGACTGATTTTGTCAGAGGTATGGCATCAACAAACGTTGACGATATCATTGGGGAGATTTCTGTCGATATCGAAAACTCGCCGGGTTACGAGTGGCTTGTTGATAACGCAACCGACAACGCGGCGCAGAACGCAGCTAACGCAGAGGCGGCAATAGAAAACGCGCTCGCCAATGACAAAGACGCGATCTACATGAAGAAGGAGAACGGAAAACGAAAAGCTGAGTACACGAAATCACTGAAACTTATTGCTGATGAGACTCAGGCGAGAGTAACGGCAGTAGAGCAATTGAAGGCAAGTTTTGACGATCAGATTAGCGCAAGCAACAGCGAATTGCGTGAAGTTATCGCAACTGAGACTGGAGCGCTATCGCGTGAAATTGACCAACTCAAGGCAGAGATTGGTGATGATATCCAGGCAAGTTTGACTGATATCAGAGAGGCTATAGCAAACGAGACTGAGGCGAGAACGCAAGCTGACTTGTCGTTAAGCGCGAGGCTTGGGAATAATGAGGCAGCACTTTCTCAAAAACTTGATTCGTGGAGCAATGCGGATTCGACTGGTGCAATGTACGGTGTCAAGCTAGGTCTGAAGTATAACGGACAAGAATACAGTGCAGGCATGGCTATGTCTCTGATTGGTTCCGGCGCTGCGGTTAAGGCGCAGATTTTGTTTGAGGCATCACGATTTGCCATAATGACTGGAATGAATGGTCAGACTCAGTACCCCTTCGTTGTTGAGAATGGTCAGGTTATTCTAAGTAGCGCAATCATCAAGGATGGATTTATTACTAACGCAATGATTGGTAACGCAATTCAGTCTAACAATTGGGATGGATATCAAGGGTGGCATATTAACAAGAATGGTGCAGCTTACTTCATGAACGCAACAGTAAGGGGTGCTTTGTATGCAGATAACGGATCGTTCGCATTCAACGGAACAAACAATACGGTTCAGATAAACAATAACGGGATCACGGTTAACCTACCTAACGGGGGCCGAGTGGTTGTTGGTGTCTGGTGACAGAAAAGGGGCCGATTGGCCCCTTTTTTAATACATGTTTGGAGTAAAAGGAATTGGCATTGAAATGTTTATGTTGAAGGGGAATTGAGCGCCGCTCTGAGTAGAATAGTTACCTACCCTTGTTCCGGGCGTGCTTCTCACGTTACCGCCGCTCATACACACGCCTTTGTATCTGATGTTATTATATCCACCTGTAACCCTGCATATT